ATGCAAACCGTTATTTTTGGTCGTTCGGGTTGCCCTTACTGTGTGCGTGCAAAAGATCTGGCTGAGAAATTGAGCAATGAACGCGATGATTTTCAGTATCAGTATGTAGATATTCGTGCGGAAGGGATCACTAAAGAAGATCTACAACAAAAGGCAGGTAAACCCGTAGAAACCGTGCCGCAGATTTTTGTCGATCAGCAACATATCGGCGGCTATACCGATTTTGCTGCATGGGTGAAAGAAAATCTGGACGCCTGATCGTCTGACAAGCCCTCGCGTTGAGGGCTTTACTGATTTTTTCTGTGCTGTGGTTTAAACAAACTACTGATAAATAAGAAACACAGTGCCCCCAGCGCACACCAGAACACCGCGCTTAGTAACCATGCCAGCTCTTGCCAGAATGAGCGCGTCGGTGAAAAAAACAGCCGCATAATGAGCATCGAACAGGGTGCCGCCAGCATTGCGCCAAACAGAGGTTTCAGGACTTCTCTACGCTGTGAAAAGAAGCTGGCCACTGCTCCAGGAAGAATGAAAAATAGCAAGCCGATTTCAGGATGCCCGGCAGCCCGAAAAGCGCCTTTCATGTGCGTCGCCAGAAAAAGGCACACCACAATGAAGAGGACAAAACAGCAGATTGCCCCCGCCCAACGTTGTTTATGTTTCACTCGTTCCTCCTGACACTGCGTCTATCGAACACATTTTTCGCCAGTGTGGCGTTCAGTAAGATAAAGCCGCTTCGCATTCCATGCTAATATAGGCCAACGCAATTCATATAGCCGTTGATACCTAATGTGATTACACTAGTAAAATATATTGTTACTTTACTATCGTTTAGGTGCGCTGAATGAATCTGCGCCCTGAATTCTGGTAAAAAACATTATCGTAAATTACCATTTCTTTCAACAGCTTACTAGTAAACAAGAAGTTAGCCTCCGTGAATATAAACGTCGCCGAATTGTTAAATGGGAATTACATTCTGTTATTATTTGTGGTCCTCGCGCTTGGGCTATGTCTCGGAAAGTTACGACTTGGTTCGATCCAACTGGGTAATTCCATTGGCGTTTTAGTCGTATCGCTGTTATTAGGCCAACAACATTTCAGCATTAACACCGATGCGCTTAATCTTGGCTTTATGCTGTTTATTTTCTGCGTCGGGGTCGAAGCCGGACCGAACTTTTTTTCCATTTTTTTTCGCGATGGGAAAAATTACCTAATGTTAGCACTGGTGATGGTTGGCAGTGCGCTGGTGATCGCCTTAGGGTTAGGTAAGCTGTTTGGCTGGGATATTGGCCTGACGGCCGGTATGTTAGCAGGCTCTATGACGTCGACACCGGTTCTGGTCGGTGCTGGCGATACACTGCGTCATTCCGGCATGGAAAGCAGGCAGCTCTCACTGGCACTGGATAATCTGAGCCTCGGGTATGCCTTAACCTATTTAATCGGTCTGGTGAGTTTGATTGTTGGTGCGCGTTACTTGCCGAAATTGCAGCATCAGGACTTACAGACCAGCGCCCAGCAAATCGCCCGCGAACGTGGCCTGGACACTGATGCCAACCGTAAGGTTTATTTACCGGTGATCCGCGCCTATCGCGTCGGCCCGGAGCTGGTGGCCTGGACCGACGGCAAAAATCTGCGTGAACTGGGTATTTATCGACAAACCGGCTGCTACATTGAACGTATTCGACGTAACGGGATTCTGGCAAATCCAGACGGTGATGCCGTGCTACAAATGGGCGATGAAATAGCGTTGGTAGGCTATCCCGACGCCCATGCCCGACTCGATCCCAGCTTCCGTAACGGTAAAGAAGTTTTCGATCGTGACCTTCTCGACATGCGTATCGTCACTGAAGAAGTGGTCGTTAAAAACCATAACGCTGTAGGTAAACGTCTCGCACAACTGAAGTTGACCGATCACGGTTGCTTCCTTAACCGCGTCATTCGTAGCCAGATTGAGATGCCGATAGATGACAACGTCGTGCTTAACAAAGGTGACGTTTTACAAGTCAGCGGTGATGCCCGTCGCGTAAAAACCATCGCCGATCGCATCGGCTTTATCTCGATTCACAGCCAGGTCACTGACCTGCTGGCATTTTGCGCCTTCTTTGTTATTGGGCTGATGATCGGGATGATCACCTTCCAGTTCAGCACATTCAGTTTCGGCATGGGGAACGCTGCCGGGTTGTTATTCGCCGGAATTATGCTGGGCTTTATGCGTGCTAACCACCCGACCTTCGGTTACATTCCGCAAGGTGCATTAAGCATGGTGAAAGAGTTCGGCTTGATGGTGTTTATGGCAGGCGTTGGTCTGAGCGCCGGTAGCGGTATTAATAACGGCCTGGGCGCGATTGGCGGTCAGATGTTGATTGCCGGATTAATTGTCAGTCTTGTGCCCGTGGTTATCTGTTTCTTGTTCGGTGCTTATGTATTGCGAATGAACCGCGCACTGTTGTTCGGCGCAATGATGGGCGCACGCACCTGCGCGCCGGCAATGGAGATCATCAGTGATACAGCTCGCAGTAACATCCCTGCGCTGGGCTATGCGGGCACCTACGCAATCGCCAACGTCCTGCTGACGCTGGCAGGGACAATCATCGTCATGGTATGGCCAGGATTAGGATAAAACTGAAGTTGCCCTGAAAATGAAATTTTTTTGCACAACCGCAGAACTTTTCCGCAGGGCATCAGTCTTAATTAGTGCCACTGCTTTTCTTTGATGTCCCCATTTTGTGGAGCCCATCAACCCCGCCATTTCGGTTCAAGGTTGATGGGTTTTTTGTTGCCTGAAATTTATGCCATTCAAAATCATGATGTTAGAAGCACTGTTTTTTAATGATGGCGACAAATTGGCGGCAGCGTCAAAGAGAGAGCGCCACCTGTCCTGATTTCATTGGATGCGGCTGAACCGGATTTGACTCTTTTGGCGTTGCAATCGAACGAACAAAAGTTTCATGGGTAACAAAAGTATGGCTGCAGTTAATGTTCTGGCACTGGTTGTAACGCTCTTTGGTCAATGAAGATACCTGAAAACTGCTGCGAGTATGGGCGGCACTTCCACACAGTGGGCAAATCATCATTTTTCGAGTTCTCCCCATTTTTGCTAAATTCACAATAATGATACCGCATTATTCCATTTTGAAAACTTAAAAGTTCTCCATTGCGAAGAATCATTCCATTTCGAAATCATCAATCTTCACTTCAAGCTCCAGACTGGTCGTAAAACCGTTATCCGGGCTGACAGTATGCGTCAGGGTGGTAATAGTCCATTCCGCATCATCTATCGGCTGTTTAAAACCACTGACCTTCACAGGCATTTCCGTGTAGAGATCTGCCCGCCCTTCCGCCAGTTGTAGCGAGAATGACGCAACGCCGCGTTGCAGGCGTTCCCACTGCATTTTTGCCGCTCGTTCGGCGTTGCTCCGGTTGGCATAAGTGCGATTAAGTACCAGCACGTTTTCATCCGTCCCCACCAGGTAATCGCCCTGCTTCGCTTCCGGCTCTTTCTTCTGCTTCTTAGTCCTGCGCTTACGCTTCACCGTAGTGCTTTCTTTCTTCGCGGGTTCGCGGGTATGCAACCAGCTGGCAATTACCCCCGTGTAAGCTCCGCGATCTGCCAGGGTAAAGCGGTGACTGTCGCCGTCCTTACGTATGATAGTGATCACCGGCAGTGGTTTACCGCTGGCGCTTTTACCCTGTCCCTGCCGGATGAATAACAGATTGCCATTTTTCACCGATGCAATGGCACCGTACTGGCGCGCCAGCCGCATCAAAAAACTGCCGTCACTCTCATTAGTCTGGTCTATATGCTCCACGGGTTTATCCGACAGGTCTTTACCCAGTGCCATCTTCAGTTTGTGACGCGCAGCTATTTCCTTCACCACTTCCCCGACCGTGGTCTTGTGCCACGATTTTTCACGACGGGTATTCAGCGTTTCCCGAAAATCAGCGCTTCGCGCCCGGATAGTCAGGCGGTCCGGTGCGCCAGTGTGTTCAATCTCGTCCACCGTGAATGCCCCTTTCGGGAAAAGCGGCTGCCCCTTCCAGCCCAGCGCCAGCGTAATGACCGCACCACGGCGCGGCAGCACGATTTTTCCGTCGGCGTCGTCCAGCTCCAGATCAAGCTGGTCCGCTTCAAAGCCCCGGTTATCCGTCAGCGTAAGCCCCATCAGGCGGTTGTCCAGCACAGTGGTGATATCCCTGCCCTCAATACTGATGCTGAATGCTGGAGTTTTGTTGCCTTTGTTAAGCAGTTCAGAGCTGAAATTCACGACAGCAGCCCTCCCACCGTTTTACTGATATCACTTAAGGCAGACGTTACCGTGTCCTGCAGATTATTCAGTTGCGCACTAAGATCACCGAACATATCGGACAGGGATTCATCCACCCGTTTGAGCGACAGAGTGAACTCAATCCGGCGCGGCATACCATCGCGGAAAAACTCCGTTTTAGTCTGATTTAGTCCCTCAATCACATACATGCCGTAAATCGTGCCGCTGCCTTCAATCAGGGGCCATGCTTTCCCCTGTTCTGCCATCTGCTCCAGAGCCAGCAACGACAGCCTGCCACCTGTTATCTCCGGCATAAGAACACCAGAAAGCGTCAGCATGTCGTTGTCCGGTCCCAGAAACTGCGTGGACGGACGTCGATTTACCCGGCTGTTTGCCGCATGTCGCCAGCTGCGTTGATACTGCAGTTCCTGATACGGCACGGTGCGCAGCATAAACACGTACAATCCCAGCACCATCATCATGCGTCGTATCCCCCCTGATCGCTGTAGTTACTCCTGGCTTTTGCCTTCAGCCTGCGTTCACGTTCATCAAGCTGGCGGGCCACCTCCCGCGCAATATCCTGCGCACTTTGTCCTGGCTGCGTCTGGATGATGATCTGCGTCGGTGCCTCAATGCTGTAAACGGGCGGCACAGTGGCTGCGCGACTCACCATCGCTTCTCCACCTTTCGCGGGAAGTGCCAAAGGGTGCAACGGTGGAAGCTCTGCTGGCGCGGCAGCAACGCCCATCATTCCGGCAACAACGGCAGCCAGTGCAGCTGTATTTCTCCGGCTGGTCACGTTTGCCGGACCGTTGACAATTTCAGGCCCGTTTTCACCGACGATGCCAAACTGCCCGTACGGGATATACCCACCGCTGTCATACATCCCCGCAAAGCCATATCCCCATGACGGGAAACCACCCGATGGCATCATCACTTTACCGTCTGCATTCACCGTCGCAGGTTGCTGACGCGTCACGCTTTCCGGCAGTTTTGCCTTTGCGGCCTCTTTACTGACAATGCCGAGTTTCTCCAGCAACCAGGAAACGCCGGATTTCAGGGAGTCCAGCGGATGCATGACCATATTCAGCCCTTCCGCCAGTGCCTCCCCGAATCGTCGCCCCATTGCCGCTGCGCTCTGCAGTTCGGCAGAGGTCGACTTAACGGGCGTCAGCAGATCAGTAAACCAGCCCCACAACGCCTGCACTTTGTCGCCAATCCACTGAAACACAGGCTTAAGTGGTTCGAATGCTGCACTGACGGGACCTGCCGCCGCTTTGAATCCTTCCACCACGCCACCGAGAAATGCGGTGATGGGTTGCCAGTATTTCCAGACAACCAGCGCCACGCCCGCCAGTGCAGTAACCACAAGACCTATCGGACTGAGCAGAGCACCTAACAGACCAGATACGGCATACAGGGCAATGCGCAACATCGCCAGCGGGCCGGATGCGAGCACACGCAGCACCGCGCCTGCGGCAGCCAGCCCACCGCGTAGTGCTGCCAGTGGATTCATAAACATCACAGCAACAGCACGTAAACCGGATAATCCAGACCGCAAAAGTGCAACCGGCGCACCTGCTACAGTTTTCAGGACATTCCCCGTCAGTGATGCCGTGCGACGCAAAGATGACAACGGAGCAGTAAGTAAACCCGCTGCGTTGCCCGATGAAGCAAGCCCGCGTCGCAGCAGTGCCAGTGGTGCGCCAGCCAGCCAGGACAACGCGCTGCTGGTTCGAGTTACTGCTGCCGTAACAGAAGGTAACGTTTTGATACCCAGCACAGAGAATCCCAGACGGATCACTGCCAGCGGCCCCAGCACTGCAGCCAGCGCCACCGCTAAGGTGCCGAGGCCTACGGTAACCGCAGCCACAACAGCCGCTACTTTCATCAGTGTGCCTGTCAGTTCCGGGTTGGCTTCCACCCAGCGGCGCAACGCCCCCGTAATGCTTTTCACCGTGTACAGAATATCCATCAGCGGCTGGCGCAACGTTTCGCCCAGGCTGCTGAAGGTGTTCTGCGCTCCGGTTTTGACCAGCAACCACTGAGCAGAAAGTGAGTCTTTGTTGATGTCGGATTCTTTCTGCATGGAACCGAGCGCATCATTGCCCGCTGTCAGCTTTAGCTGGCGCTGCAGTTCCGGAAGGTTGTTTGCCAGTTTCGCCGCGTCATCACCAAACTCTTTACCAAACAACATGGTCATGGCAGACAGACGCTTGTCCTGCGGCAGTGCGTTCACCTTCTCCAGCACACGCTGGATAGTTCCCATCGCATCCTTCGTCATCTGCTTTTCAATCACTTCAGGATTGAGTTTCAGCAGATTCATCCCTTCAAAGAAACTCTTGCTTTGCATGGTGGCAATGGACAATTCACGCACCATCGCGTTTGCTGCACTGGCTGCAACCTCCGGCGCAGCGCCCAGTGTCAGAAAGGTGGAACCCAGTGCCGCCGCTTTACGATAATCCAGACGGTCAGCCACACCGCCCAGACGTTGCATCACATCAATGATGTCCGCCCCTTTCGACATGGCGTTATCATCCAGATAGTTCAGCGCATCGCCGAGCTGTTCAATATTGCGGGTAGGTATTTTGTAGAGCTGGGCGATTTTCCCCAGACTTTCTGACAGTTCATCCGCTGGCAGCTCAAAGGCTGTTGCCGCCTTTGCTGCCGTACTGGCGAAGGCCAGCAGGTCACGTTTCTGGTCTTCCCAGCTGTCGTCAGGGTTTGCGACGTTCATGCGCGCACCACCTTCAACCAGTGCAGCGAAGTCCACCGCACCGTTTTCCATCGGCAACTGTTCGCTGGCAGCCTTGATGGCATCCTGCATTTCATAAAAACGTGCAGTGCGGTTGCCATTATCGTCACGCAGACCATTGACCTGCTTTGCCACACCTTTCATGGCATCTTCCATGCTGGTATAGCTTTTTACTGCCGCCATCACTGGCGTCCCCATTGCCAGCCCTGCAGCCGTGGTGGTGGCTCCGGCTCCTGCGATGCGATCGCGCACCTCCAGCGAACGGGCATAACTGGCACGCGCTGCATTCATCCTGCGCTGAGCTTCCCCCAGTCGCTTCAGCCGCGCCTCCTGTTTCGACAGTTCCTGGTTATAACGTGATGTTTCACGGGCTAAACGGGCAGTTGCTCCCGCATCATCTTTCGCAGAAATTCCCGCCCGGTACAGTTCTGCACGCACAAGCGCCGTTTGCTTCTGCAAATATTTTTGTTGTTCTTCCAGACGTTGGACTGCCAGCGTTTGCCGACCTAAAGCTACAAGGTGCCGTTGTGATGGTTGTTCCATCGACTCCAGCTCAGAGCTAAGCAAATTAGCCTTCTGTCTGGCATAGTTCAGCCTGTCGCCTAACTTCTTGTTATCGGCCTGCAGCTTGCGAAATTTTTCCAGGCTGTTACCCGCCTGATTGAGTTGCTTTAATGCGTCACGGGAGTTTCTGATTGCGCCAGCCAGCTCTTTCGAACTGGCCTGTGCAGCACGGAATGGGCGGGTGAGTTTGTCAACCGCATTAAGAATGACCTGCAGCCGCAGGTTATTATCACTCATCGTTGGCCCCGCTTCTCTGAATCGCTTTATACCGCCATTCCAGCACTTCGGTCAGCGGCATAACGTCAGTAACGGATGGCGGCCAGTGAAAAATGGTGGCGATATCTGCCACCAGATCGTCAACCGTCAGGCTGTCGGTAAACCGGCAAGCACCGACTTCTTCAACAAAAAAGTGACAACCTCAACCGACATGGCAGTGAGATCTGCCGGGTCCATCTCTGCAATTTCCTGTGCAGTCAGTGCCGGACTGGAGATACGGGGGATCACGGTCATCATCGCGTTCACATCCATATCCATAATGGCCTGCAGGCGTGTACCGCGCAGCGCACCGGAATGCGGTTTACGCAGCACAATTTCGGTGATTTCTGTTTTACCGCGCTTGATGGGGGTATCCAGTTGAATAGTCTTTTCAGTCTGCTTATCGCTCATTTTGCTGTCCTGTAAATTGGGTTCTGGCGCGGTATCCCGCGCCGTTCAGATACATCAGAGGCCGAGGGCGTTGCGGTGCGCTTCCATCAGGTCCACACCGTCCACAATTTCCACCATGTTGATAAGGTCCACTTCATAGAGCACCTCACCATTTATAGTCAGCTTCGCGTAGCTGTTGGTACTGGTCACTTTGGTGGTGTTGCTTTCGCCCGTCTTCCACTCGCCGGAATCCACTTCTTTGTGACGTCCACGCACCACAAGCTCCACAGCCTGCACTTCCCCGGTATCGTCACGCTGGATAGAGCCGGTAAAGCGCAGCTGGATGCCATCCACCGTAGCTTTGCCCATCTGTTTAAACAGCAGCAGTTCAGTACCACCAATGGAAAATTCTGTGTCCAGCGCACTGTCATCAAGCCCCAGATCCACATCCACTGCACCCGGCATTCCGCCGCCGCGATACTTCTCATATTTGCGGGTGAATTTCGGCAGCGTCAGCGACTCAACGATCCCCTGCCAGTTGTTCCCGTCATTAAACAGGTTCAGGTGTTTTAATTTGCGTGGTAAAGCCATGTTGTCCCCTTACGCGCTGACCTGGCTGGAGAAATTCACCAGGTACTGATCGGTGATGCGCTGACGCAGCATCAGGTTTTCAAGTGGCGGCACTGGCGTGTAGTCGTAATCGATGGTGAGTTTTCCGGCTTTCAGGGTGTCTTTGTCGTTCACCGACTCGTCCAGCCAGCAATCACCACCAATGAGATACCCCTGACTTACCAGGCTGCGCATTTTGGCGCGGATACCCTCGATAATGTCGCGCGCCAGCGACGGGTTCAGCGGTTTGTCCACCGCCCACATGTGCGCTTCTGCCATTGTGTCCGTCAGCACCTGCGCCGTGCGAGTGTAGTTTTCGAAAGCAAAAAGCGGATCATCGCTCAGACAGCGGGAACCCCAGAAGCGGAAACCATCCTTGCGCACAAGCGTGGTGACGTCGTTCTGGTTAAGCAGTCCCGCATCGGTTGCCGGGTCCTGCAGATCCCAGAACACATCAGCAGAAATTCCGGTGACACCGTTCACGCCCACGTTGGACAGGCTTTTGTGCCATCCGGTCTGCTCGTCAATTTTGGCGCGCAGACCAAGCGCACGGGCGGTGGCATATGCCGTTGCTTCGGCATTCAGCACCGTGTCCCAGCCAGTAAAGTCAGGCCAGATCAGCATCCCTTCGCGCTGGCTAAAGTTTTCACGGTAAGTGATCGCCTCCTGTACCGTCTTGCAGCCATACGCTGACAGGTAAGCAAATCCACGCAGGCTTTGCGCCACGCTCAGCAACTCAGTAGCTACCGCCTTGGTGTCGTGGCCTGGCACGCCGAGAATGCGCGGTTTAACGCCGAGCTGTGTCTGGGCAGATAACAGGGCTTTCATGCCTGTTTTTTTACCCTCGGCGGTCACTGCGCCAATGATATTGGTTGTGGTTTCTTCTTCCGTTTCACCCTGCGGCACACGCACAACAACGGTCACGGGTTTTGCCTGGTCAGCGATGGCATCCAGCGAGCGGGCCAGTGTGCCGGACTCACCCGCTTTACCGCTGGCAGTCAGCACATCAGTGACCAGCACGGGTTTATTAAGAGGAAACATTTTTGCATCGGCATCATCGCCCGTGCAGACCATACCCACGATGGCGGTGCTCACCGTGGTAATAGATCGGGTGCCTTCGTTGACTTCAACAACGCGCACCCCGTGGTGGTAATCCTGAGCCATAAGGCAGTCTCTCCGGTTGTAGAGGGGGTCTGCCTATGTTCTGGTTGATACACGCAGGGTGCACGCGATGGGGGTTGTATGGAAAATGGCACAACGACGGGGTGAAAAAATCCCCGCAGGCGCGGGGCAGGAATTTAAATTTCTGGTAGTTTGGGCCAGTTAATATCAGGGGCTGTGCTGATATCTATTGCTGCTACTACGTCGATATAGTCAAGAACGGAATCGAGCTTTACTGTTTCTTCCGCAGTTAATTTTCTTCCGGCCTGCAATTTTAGTTGAATCAGAACAATGGAAGACATGGCATCATCAATCAGTGACTGGCGTTGCAGTTCAGCCGCATCCACTGCTGCGTTATGTTGCGCTTTGGTATCCGTCACCCATTTCTCACCATCCCACTTATCGTATGGTGTTAACGGAGCAATAGTGGTTGTCTTTTCAGGGTAATCTCCCGGCACTGTAATTTCTTTTGAGTCCCCCGTTTCGGTGTTATAGACGATTTCACCGCGATGGTCTGGCACATATTCCCATGAGTTTAAATCCGCAGAGCGGCAGATGGCATAACCAGCTTTATATGTTCCTGGTGCATCTAAACAGGAACATGCCGGAATACCGACACCAACAGCAAGATATTCAGTTGATGTGGAAATATATTCTCGTGTTTCACCATTATAATTATAGACAGTAATATCCCCCGCCTTCGTGGCAATAAACTCGCTATTTAATACGGCATTATCCATTATGCAGCCCTCACGATGTAATTAAATGAAAGGTTACGAGGGCGCATTGATATCCATGCCCCGGTAAAATTATCCTCCGCTGTCCTTTGAGTACCCGTTATGGAGTTATCTGCTGATGCAGGAACATAATCGCTATTATTTCCTGCTTTAGGATTAGCTGGGTTTCCAACAGTTATAACAGAATCAGCAGTAGCAAAAGCGATACCTACTTTGACATTAGTATTCAGATCGTAACCGTAATAATCCTGCAAAGCTGTACGAATAAATGTTGCAGCCTGACCACTTAGCAATGAACGCCCCGTATCAATCCCTCTAGAATCATCCCAGCCACGAATAAACTCACCACGTAAATCAGGCAATTTATTTGTCGGATAAACCTTTGCCAGTTTGGGATATTCTTCAGCCGAAAAAGCCGCTCCGTTGCATTTCAGCCAGCCTGTCGGTGGAGTGGCAGAAGGCCACGGAACAGGGACACCAACAGGTAATGCAGAGCCATCCCCTAAACCAAGATAATCAAGAACGCCCTGTGCGCTGGGCTTGCTAAGAATGGCACGCCCAACACTTGTCAGTGCAGTTAAGGCAGCCCGATCTTCCCCTGTAAAATAAGGGAGTTTATCTTTTGATGTAGAAAGCCCTGCCAACGCCGTTAAAGTAGCATCCTTTGGCTGTTTCCCCGCAAGGGAGTTAGTTATTGTCGTGGCAAAGTTCGGGTCATTCCCCAGCGCCGCCGCCAGTTCGTTCAGTGTATCAAGTGCAGCAGGTGCAGAACCCACCATTGCCGCAATCGCCGATTTCACAAAAGCCGTGGTGGCAATCTGTGTATTGTTGACCGACTGTGCCGCCGTGGGGGCTGTCGGCGTCCCGGTAAGTGCAGGACTCGACAGCGGCGCTTTGAGTGCCAGCGCATCATTAATGGTGGTGCTGAATTTCGGGTCATTGTTTATGGCTGCGGCTATTTCTTTCAGCGTGTCCAGCGTGGCTGGCGCACCATTAATAAGGGCCTTCAGTGCCGCCTGAACAAACGCGGTGGTCGCAAGTTGCGTGGTATTATTCCCCACCGCTGGCGTTGGTGCTTTGGGGGTTCCGGTAAACGTCGGGCTGGCTTTTGGCGCGTACTGTGAATGCGGGTCCAGTGCGGCAAGATGTTTTGCCATCAGATCATCCACGTACACCTTCAGCTCCAGTGCCTTGTCATCCACATACTTGCGGGTTGCCAGCACAACAGCAGGGTCGATTTTCAGGGTGATATTGTCCGTGCTGCTGGTTATCAGCACCATGCGCACGGTCTGGGTGCGCCCGCTGCCTTCAGCCAGTTGCGGTTTATAGCTTTCCGGGCAGTTCCCCACGGCAATCAATGCCCCTGACTCATCAAACAGGCCCACTTCACGTATCCACCAACCGCCCTCGTTTTCAGGGATCACCTGTTCAGCAATAATCTGGCTGCTGTTCTGCGGGTCGATATAGAGCATATTCAGCGCAGCCCGGCGTTTCTCATTTACCAGTGCAGTCTGCTTTGCGTCCGGCGTCGGCAATACTCCGCCGCCATCGCCCACCGCCATATGGGTAATTTTTAGCGGCACACCGAGCGCGGCGGCGCTGGCAAGTTTCGCCGCGCCAATATCCGTCAGCAGGGTATAAAATTTTGTGCTCATGGATTCACTCTCATTGTGTCAATAACATGGACCGCCCCGCCTTCATGCGCGGTGCCGCCGGAAATAATTGTTTCGTTGATATACGGATAGATCGTGATTTCTTCGCCAAGATAGCTGGCGGCTCCCACCCAATGCGGGCCGCTGGTCTGCAGGTTGATGGACATGCCGATCATGTGACGGCTACATGGTTTGGCATCGCTTATCAGTCGCTCAAGTTCCAGATAGGTATCTTCAGTGATGCCCTGGTCCTGCACGCCGATATCCAGACGAAACGTGCCCGGTGCCTCTCCGGTCTGCCACCACTCAATAATGCGGATCAGAAAGCCGAACGGCTCCACCACCCGCCGCACGGCACTGGTGGTTCCTTTATGCTGATGAATATAAAAAGCATCCTTCACCACCTGACGTTTGACGCTTTCTGTCCAGCCCTCGTCCCAGCGATCCACAGAGAACGCCCAGGCGAGATAAGGCAGGAAACTGACCGGACAGGTTGCCGGATTCCACAAGTCACGCAGCGGCACCTGCAGATCAGAAATCCCGCTGCAGGTTTGCGCCAGTCGGCGCTCCAGTGGCGTTGAACCCGGTGGCAGCAGACTATTCATCCGTTCCCCCGTTGGTCATGCTCCACTGCGTACATGATGCCGCCTGCGTTTTGTTCAGGACCACATCCGCCAGCGGGGAAGCCAGTTCCACACGCTGAACACCCTCAACATGCAGCGCGGCAAAAATGGCGCTACGGCGAATATCCCGACCCAGCCGCGTCTGACTGGCGATGTACCTCTGCAGGCTGGCTTTTGCCGCTGCCATTACCGGCTCTGCTTCCGGCCCCGGATAGAGAAAAATGGTGGCTTCCACGCGGTACGGGATGATTTCCGCGCTGCGAACCGTCAGACGGTCAGCCACCGGGCGGACGTTCTCACTGTTCAGGGCTTTCTCCACCACATCCAGCAGGTCTTTTTCTGCTGTTCCGTCGCCTTCACGGCTTAGGACCGTAAGCACCACCTCTGCAGGTGCCGGACTGGTTGCACTGGCATCCGCCACCCGACCGTCGGCGCTTCGTGCATGAAACTCATAAGCGGCAGTTGGCCCAGCAACAGAAAGCCCTTCAAAGGCTGCAGGCACACGCAGGCGTAACGCTTCATCACTTTCCATCACAGCCGCAACGGGCGGTACAGCGTCATCATCAGCAGGTGTCACCGTCAGGCGTTTCACGTTGTAGTTAGCAGCGAGCTGGTCAAGATCGCCGCCCATCGCGTAAGCCACCATCACAGCCTGCGCGGCTTCGTTAATGCGCTGGCGCAGAAGCAACTCACGGTAAGCGTTCTCCTGCAGCAATTTGGTGACGGGTTCAGATTCCAGTTCCAGCGTATGCATCACTGCTTCCTGCTCATCTTTCGGATGAAGCGCCACAAATTCTGCCTTGCGTTCGGCAAGCAGCGTCTCAAAGTCCGGCACATCCACAATCTGCGGCGCAGGTAACTGCGAAAGGTCAATCACTGCCATTCTCTGCTCCTGTTGATACGGAAAGGGAAACAGGCACACCGTTATTCCGCCGCCCGGTCAGCTCCACCACCATTGAACCGTCAAAATTGCTGTTGATGGTGATGGAATCCAGCGTCAGCCGTGGCTCCCAGCGACTCAGCGCCACATACACTGCCGACATGACCTGCAGACGTAATGCCGGATTTTGTGGCTGGTCTACCAGTGCCGACAGCAGGGAACCATATTCACGACGGGCAATACGGCTACCCTGCGGTGTCAGCAGAATGTCCCGCACCGACTGGCGCAGATGGTCAATATCAGTAATGGCTTTACCGCTGGTATTGTTCATCCCGCTATAAAGCGTCATACCGGGCCTCCGGTTGTGTCGCCGCCTTTCAGGACGCCAGTATGCTGATGTGCATCAACCACAATTCCGTTAGAACTCATTGCACCGCCGCCCTGGGTAACGCCACCATTGATCACCACTTCGCTGTTAATACGCGAGCGGTCAGCCTCCAGCACAAACTCACTGGTTTTCAGGGTAATGTTGTTGGCAGCCTCAATGACCATGGATTTGATGCCCCTGACATACCAGCGCCCGGTAGCGGGTTCATATTCAAACCAGCCACCGTCAGGATGTTCTGTCACACAGGCGTCCACCGACGCCGACGGTGGTGCGAACTGATTCGAATAGACAGCGGGCAGCGCAAAGGCGGTTTCCAGATTACCGCCCAGACTCAGCAGCACCACCTGCTCACCTTCTGATGGTTTCCACCATGTGCGGGCATTGCCCGCGCGCAGTGTCAGCCAGTTAATCCAGTTGGTTTCAAGGTCGCCTGTTTTCACCCGGCAAAGCCAGTTCTCCCGGTCCACTTCGGTGACTACCCCAGTGCGGATCAGGTTGGTGATAAGGCGCATGATTTCGGTTAATTGTGCGTTCATAATTTAATCATGCTGATTTAAGATTGATAAAAAAACTCTTTAGTTTTGTGCCAGTTATGATACAAAGTGCATTTACTCATGGACTAAATAAAGGATTCCTATGTTTAGATTATCTAGTGTCAAGATTGAAGGTTTTTGGGGAAGACTAAATGCATCATGTTCATTTAATGAAGATGTAAATATTATTATTGGTCGAAATGGGACCGGTAAAACAACCTTTATGAATATTCTTCACTCAGTTCTGGCATTAGAACTTGAATCGTTAAATGAGAATAGTTTTGATAATGTAACAATAAAAATAAAAGAAGGAAGCAAAACTAAAACAATAAAAGTTGTGAGTAAATTTGACATAACTAAGGCTTTGCCTACGTTTGAATATACAATTTCTAGAAAGAAATATATTATCAGATCCTTTGAAGATCGTAGGCTGCCTATATATATGAGGAGAAAATATCAGGAAGACGTTGAAAAACTTAAGTTAGAGCTAGATAAATTAGTTGCTTTATCTTCTCTATCAGTTTACCGACTTAGAAGCGGTGAAGATTTTGAAATCAGAGACAAATATGGCTCAAAATTAATCAACCCCGTTGATTACCGATTAGAACAATTATTGCAGAATCTAACAAAATATCAGCTTTACTTATCACAAAGAGCTCGTGATGTTTCTGCAAAATTACAGAAAGAGGTTCTTGCTTCTATTCTTTATAGTAAAGAAGATGGTATCGATGACACATTTAACTTTTCTTTTGATAAAGAAAAAGAACGTAGAAATTTAATAGCTGCATATTCTCAACTTGGAGCTTTTGATAGTGATGTCAGAAAGAAGATTAACTTTCACGTTGAATCTATTGCCAATACATTTGAAGAACTACGACTTGCAGAAAAAAACAACAGAAATATTTTAAATGTAGATTACAGATCATTTGAGGCATTACGAAAGACGCAAAGAATTATAAAGATGTCTTTAAAATCCGAGGAGGAAATAAAAAACATATTTCTTCCTATAAATCTATTTTTAGAAACATTACATGAGTTCATAACCGATAAAAAATTTAATTTTATCTCCGGTGAGCTAGTAATAGAAAACGAGCATGGGCCGATTAGCCATAGTAATTTATCGTCTGGAGAAAAACAGCTATTAATTCTTTTTATTGAAACTTTGCTACAGCAAAACAAACCTTTCATCTATCTTACTGATGAACCAGAATTATCACTACATATTGCATGGCAACGAAAAATAATACCTGCAATCAAACAACTTAACCCTAACGCACAAATTATCGCCGCTACGCATTCACCAGAAGTGGCCTCTAAATATCGAAATGCAATCTTTGATATGGAGAAATTGGTTCATGGATGATTTCCATTATTCTGCCGAAGCAGAAAATGTAATGAATTTATTTTACCAAGCTGAAGCCATGGTTTATGTTGAAGGCCCAGATGATATTTGCTTTTGGGAAATCATCTTTAATAAAGCTAGTTCATTAAAGGTTGAAATCAAAGATGTTGGCGGCTGTGAAGAATTAAAAAAATATATTGATAGAGTTACTGATGAAGATCTTCAAATTATTATTGCATGTGATGCAGACTTCACTACATTTGAAAATGAAGAAAACGCTGATAGTCGTATTGTAAAAACTTATGGGCACTCCATCGAAAACACATTTATTGACAAAACAGGCATATATAAGGCAATAAAAACTCTCGGGAAATTACCGCAAAAGATAATGAACGATGTCAACATCGATTCTTGGACAGAAGACTTTTATACCAAAATGGAACCCCTAATAAAACTTGATATATACAATCATATTTATAGAAAAGGCATTTCAGTTATTGGTGACAGTGCAGATCGTTTCATGAAATCTAGAAAATCAAATGAAATTTGCGAGCAAAAAATCACGGATTACAAAAACACCATTATTGAAAAATTAGGTGTGGAACCAGATAACATCGATTCATCTTTCAAATCAAAATCGATAGAATACAGAAAGTGGCTTAGAGGTCATTTTCTTTTTTCTGCAGTACATAGGTACATTAGCACAACTGCAGAAAAAAATGGAAAAAAAGTATCCTTATCATATGAATCACTATATTCCAATTTAATGAATACATTTGAATCTAATTTTACCAATACTCATATTGAGTTTAATCATTACCACGAAAAAATCAAAGCCATAAATATGCCACACGAAATGAAATAAGAAAAAATACAGATGTATTTTTATATTATTTAGATAACCATTCAAATAGGGTATCCTTGATTTGATAATATTCTTTATCGTGGATACCCAATAGCTTACGCTCTGCGTAACGGACCTCCGGTCCTTTGCGGCTGACGCGATCACGTAAGCCGTAGTGATGAACACGGGCAATGCGCTGTACCTTGCCTTCAAACTGCACGCTGGCAGAATCGGCGCTGGCGGCAGTTTTCAGGTATTTTGTGGTGCGCAGCTTTGCAAACATCTGACGTTTGATACGGCCTTTTTTACTGCGCGCTGTGACCTTGCGCGGTTCATAACTGCTGCCATCAGGGTTGCGCTGCATCCTGATATTCTGCTGCTGTGTCCGGCGTAGTTCCTGCGCCAGCTGGCGCATCATGCGGCTTCTTGCGGCTGGCTCCAGATTCGCCAATAATGCACTCAGCCAGTCGTCCACCTTCTGCAATTCAGCCACGTTTCACCGTCCACATTTCTTCAGGTTCATCGGGCTCTGCTACAGCTTCAACGCTCGACACACTGCCGTCAGTGCTGACCAGCACACGCTCCGTCAGTTGCAGGTTAAGGCTGATATCACAGACATCGTTGCGCAGAATATCCACCTCAAAGGTGAATAACTTTTCCCGTAACGCCGGATTATTGATGGCATCGGGCTGGTTATCCCGCAGCCACAGCAAAACCGGGGCCATCAGCAGATTCTGGTCGCCGCTGAAATCCTCAATCACCACGTTCAGGGTGTAACGGTACTCCCATGACATGGAGCTGGCCCCCGTGGCAACCAGCGAACCGTTATCCACAAACAGATGCAGTTTGTCCGGGTTATTGCGGACATAAGGCACCGCTTTATTGAGGGCGTGGCGCAGGGACTGTGGTTTGTTCACTGTTTCGCTCCTGACACGCAATAATCATGTCCACTTTGTCTGCACAGACTGCCCAGGCGGCCTCCGTTTCATCCAGCAACGCGTTCAGATCACCGTTAGTGCGCGGCGCTGCCTGATCCAGCCGACACGGCGTCACTCGCGGACAACCACTGACGGTAAGCTGCACCTCCGGTGAGTGTCGGACGTTCCCGCAGCCGGATAATGTCAGCAGGCAAAGGAGTATCAGCCCAGCGGTGTAAATCCTCGTTCTCACGTTTCAGTTCCTCGATCCGGTGTTGTCGTTGTCTCAGCAGCGCGCTGGTCTGTTCTGCTTCGGCATAGAGCCGCGCCTGCTCCCGGTTATTGGTTTCAGCCAGAATGGACAGACTGATCAGCTGGCTATTTTTCTTCGTTAGTTCGTGCGCTTTACTTTTCAGCGCCGCGCGCTGCGTTTCGATGGTGTGGCTGGCGCTGTTAAGCCGCCACGACTGCCAGCCCAGCGCAACGAGTGCCAGCGCCGCCACTACCGCCAGCGCACGCGTCATAGTCCAGCTCCTTTAAGGCACCAGGCCATCTCCCGCGCACGGCGGTTATCCAGCCCCTGATTAAACACACCTTTCACATAAACCCAGCGCGGCAACTGTCGGCACGCATCCGCCCAGCGCCGCTGGTTGAGCAATTTCACCAGCGTGGAACTGCAGGCATTGCCAGTCCCCACGTTGAAGGCAAACGACACCGTAGCGTCATACACCTTCTGTGGTGGCTGTTGCTTCACACACCTTTCCAGTGACCGCTCCACACGCAGCACGTTGGAGATAAGCCCTTCTGCTGCCTGTCGTTCCGTAATGGTTTTGCCGGGAATGACGCCCGACGTATTACCAATGCCGTCAGTCCAGACACCCGCGCTGCACTGATACGGCTGCAGACGACAGCCTTCGTAATCGGCAATCAGTTTCAGTCCCTCCACGGAGGTGTGAAGCTGCTGAAAACCCGGCAGCATGGCAGCAATAGCCAGCACGGTCCCGACAAGACAGCGTTTAACGATTGATGGATTCATAATCCTCCCGCGAGATCTGCCCGTCGCGCAGAAGCTGGTAGGCTTTGTGTTTGTAGTACCAGTTGATAGCCAGCATCAGCACACCAATCATCAGACCGCCCAGCGTTGAGGCATCCTTGATGGACAAATCGCCCAGCCAGGCCAGCACGACGGCGATGCAATACGTGATAAAGGCGCTGATTCGCTCAAGCGTCATAATTCAGTCCCATAGCTGGACGGTCTGCACGGTGGTGGTTGTCGGTATGTCCGGCAGCTCCACCTGCAGCCCGTGAGGTAAAAAGGGGCCGTATTCGGCAAGCCCCGGATTTGCCTTCAGTACCTGCTCCGTGACACCCTGCGTGCGCCCGTAATGACGCCAGCAAAGCGCGTCCACCGTGTCATACTGATGCGCACGCACTTTCATCAGATAAGCTCCACTGTGCAGTGCGGCGCATCCTGCACCCGGCTGATGGCCCAGCGGGCGTCACGCCACAAATCACCGCTTGCTTCCGCCAGTTCCTCGCCCCGCTTCACACCGGATGCCGTGGCGTCATAGTCCTGATAACGCTCGTTGAGCATGGCGCGTGCCCAGCAGTAAACCGCGTTGAAATAGTGATGAATGCGCTCACTTTTGCCGTCCAACTGTTCCGCCGGAACCTCTGCCAGCGAGGCATATCCCAGCATCTGCTGACGTCTGCGAAACTCATACAGCTCTGCGTTGACCTCCGAAATTGCCGACAGCGCAACCTGCTTTAAACGCGGCTGCGTCACCGTGCCGTCAGTGCGCATGACACAGCGAAACTCCGACAAGTCCACATCAGGCCAGAACGGCGTATTCCTGATGATTTCCGCCTGTTCCGGTGCCTGTTCTGGCGCAACAAACTTCATGCTGCTTTCTCCTGAAATAGAGGGCGGTGGACGGGGTTTTGATGTGGCAGTGCCTTTCGCCACCCCGTGCCGCCCGTGCGCGGGGGCACGTTCTGTCAGCGGCTGTCATTGCGCAGTCTGCGCTCCAGCTGCTGTTTGTCTTTTTTCACGCCACAGCGGGGATCGAGCTGTAACGCATGGTTGAGATGATTAAGGGCGGAAGCCGGATTGCTTTCACTCAGGACAGCGCCAATCGCTTTATGCAGACGCGCCCGTGACTGGTCCGGCATATCCAGACCGTCTGTCAGCTCCAGCGTCTGCAACAACAGATCGGCATCAAAGCCGGTGGCGGCAAGTATTGCGCTCTGCGCGGCGTCTGCCATTTCCTCTGCCAGCACGGTCTGCACGTTGCGGTTACCCAGCGGCATCACCCAGCCATGACGCAGGGCATGACGCCCGATCTCCAGCGCCCCGGCATAATCTCCGGCATCAATACGCCACAGCATCACGTACATCAGCACGTCATCCTGTTGAGCGCCTCCGGCAGCCAGAACACCCTCCGCCCAGGCGGCGTACTTCGGCAACAGCTCCACTTTGATTTCCGCTTTTTTGACCGTGGACTGAACGCCCTTGAGACGGCGGCGGTCTTCCGCCAGTTGCAGCAGCATCAGGTCATAGCCCGACGCGTGGCGAACGCTGCCGCCCTCACGGGCGGCCTGTTCAGCCTGAACGCGCAGGCGATGCTGCCGTGCGGGACTCAGGCTCATGGGTTACGCTCCGGCTTCTGCTGCGGCGGCGCTAAAATCGCCAATCTGGATGTTTTCCACCAGTGCAGCGCAGCGGTAGTCCTCAACCACATAGGCTTCGTTAACGGATTCAAAGTTTTCAATCCGGTCACGTTTCGGGTTGTCGATAACTGAACGGCGGCGGGTGTCTTCCTGCCAGTAGATGGACAGGTTATCCAGACGGGTGATCAGCAGCGCATTCGGCGGGAAGAACGGCGCACGCACGGCCTGCAGGCCACCCATGCGTTTCTGGCTGATGATCATATCTGCAGCCAGTTTTTCACTGTTCTCCTGCTCTTTGTTGACCAGCGGGAAATACTTGTCAGACAACAGTTCACGACCGCAAATCACCACCAGATCGTCATCGTCCTGGTAGACCACGTCGATAAGCTCATTGACCGCATCCATCACTACAGCGTCCAGGTTGGCATATTCGCCACCTTTGCCGACTTTCACTGCGCCCGGTGTGGTTTCACCGCCCGTGGTGGTGCTGCCCATGACGTGATCCGGTGCATCCTCACGGATTTTCTGCAACCAGCCTTTGTTCACATCCTGCAGCAGCGGGTTTTCGCTACGGTTAGAGGTTTTCGCGCGCTTCACGCCGTTAAAGCCGATCATGATGCGGTCCAGTGCCTGACGTTTCACGATGGCGTCACGGATACGCACCTGGAAATCCTGAAACTTCGCCCACAGATCCAGCTTCGCGTAGGTCAGCACCGTGTCAAAGTTGGTCTGCTCGCATTTATATTCCACATCGACCATCAGGGTCGGATCGACGGGTTCACGCTCTTTCGCGGAGGTATCAGTGGTTCCGGCAATGGTACTACCAACACCCAGCCCCAGCAGCTGACCGGACTGTTCAGTCACTGGCGTGACGTTAATCAGCGTCAGGAAAGCGGCGGACTGCTGGATCTGGTCTTCCAGCGTCTGCTGTACAGACGGCTCCACGGTGAATTTGCTGGACAGTTCTTCAACTGCCACACCGTTCAGACGCGCCAGCTGCTGCAGGTAAGCGTTAAAAGCAAAGCGGGTATTCTTCTTCATCAGGTTTTGTGCTCCATCAGCAATTGGTCAGAGTGTCAGCGGGGGCGTTACCGCCTGTTGCACGCTGGCGGTAGTCCTGGCGGCTGTCTTCATGACTCAGCTTATTCACCAGTTCGTTAAAGGCGGTTTGCTGCTCCTGCAGAGCAGTCTCCAGCTCAGACAGGCGTTCTTCCTGCTCAGACAGGGATTTTTCGGTGCGTGCGCTCAGGTTCTGCTGCTCAGTGGCGACCAGCTCCACGGCCTTATGCACATCAGAGAACCGGGCATCGTCGGACTGCTCTTTTTTGGTGAACAGCGCCGTGACACGGGTAAACAGGGACGGCTTGTCCTCCTGGATTTCTTCCAGTTCGATCACCGTTTCCTCTGCAGCGGTAAAGAGATTGGCAGGATTCTGCTTGCGGTTTGCCAGCGGGTTATGGGCTGCACTGGCGCTGAATGTCAGCATTTCCGTACCCAGACTGGCAGGGTCATCAGTGGCAGCCAGGCCGACCAGGTAGGCTTTGCCCGTATCAGCGAACTTCGGGCTGACTTCCATAGAGGTGAATAATTTCTGGCCTTTTTTCACCAGTTCCACCAGGGACTCCGTTGGCTCAACGTCGGCATACAGCGCCATCTTGCCTGCCAGCGGACCTTCCGTGATTTCTTCAGCAAACAGCGCCGTCACCTTGCCGTAGCGGTTAAAGGTGCTGTCCGGCAGATAAGACTTGATGTGCTCAAGGTTAATCAGCGCGGTATACACCGCCGGGTTGTAGCTGGCTGCCATCTGTTCCAGCCATTCACGCTGGATTTCGCGTCCGTCGGTGGTGGCACCTTCCACCCCGATGCGAAAACGCTTTGCTTTCACTGTCATGAGCCGTGCTCCGTTAGAAAAAACTTACTGGAGCCTTATGGTTGCGGTGATGGGGGCAGTGAAACAATGCGCGGTATTTGTACCGACAACCACACAAACCGCAGGCGGGGAAAGCCTTCATTCAAGGCTGTAGGTTTGTGCCATGAACACCACACTGACACCCGCAGATCTCGATCCCCGTCGGCAGGCCATGCTGCTGTACTTTCAGGGATACCGCGTCGCCCGCATTGCTGAAATGCTGGGCGAGAAAGTTGCAACCGTTCACAGCTGGAAAAAACGCGACAAGTGGGGTGACTATGGGCCGCTGGATCAGATGCAGCTCACCACCGCCGCACGCTACTGCCAGCTCATTATGAAGGAGCACAAAGAAGGGAAAGATTTCAAAGAGATTGACCTGCTGGCGCGCCAGTCGGAGCGCCACGCGCGGATCGGCAAGTTTAACAATGGCGGCAACGAAGCCGACTTAAACCCTAACGTCGCCAACCGCAACAAAGGCCCGCGCCGTCAGCCGGAAAAGAATGTCTTCACCGATGAACAGATTGAGAAGCTGGAAGAAATCTTCCATTCCTCCATGTTCAACTACCAGCGCCACTGGTGGGAAGCCGGAAAAACCAACCGCATCCGCAACCTGCTGAAGTCACGCCAGATCGGCGCGACCTTTTACTTTGCCCGTGAAGCCCTGATTGACGCCCTGCTTACCGGGCGTAACCAGATTTTCCTTTCCGCCAGCAAGGCTCAGGCCCACGTCTTTAAACAGTACATCATCGACTTCGCCAAAGAAGTGGAAGTGGAGCTGAAAGGCGATCCGATGGTGCTTCCTAACGGGGCCACACTGTATTTCCTCGGCACCAATGCCCGCACGGCCCAGAGTTACCACGGCAACCTGTATCTGGATGAATATTTCTGGATACCGAAATTCCAGGAGCTGCGCAAAGTGGCTTCCGGTATGGCTATTCACAAAAAATGGCGACAAACCTATTTTTCCACGCCATCCAGCCTGACACACAGTGCTTATCCGTTCTGGTCCGGTGCGCTGTTCAACCGAGGGCGCAACAAAGCCGATAAGGTGGACATCGACCTGTCCCACAGCAATCTGGCCCCCGGCCTGCTGTGCGCAGACGGGCAGTACCGCCAGATAGTCACTGTGGAAGATGCGGTGCGCGGCGGCTGTAACCTGTTCGACCTCGACCAGTTGCGCATGGAGTACAGCCCGGACGAATACCAGAACCTGCTGATGTGTGAGTTCGTGGACGATCTCGCGTCTGTGTTCCCACTCAGCGAGCTGCAGGCGTGCATGGTGGACAGTTGGGAAGTCTGGACCGACTTTCATGCACTGGCCCTGCGCCCGTTTGGCTGGCGCGAAGTGTGGATCGGATATGACCCGGCGAAAGGTACGCAGAACGGCGACAGCGCCGGATGCGTGGTGGTGGCGCCGCCAGCCGTGCCGGGCGGTAAGTTCCGCATTCTTGAGCGTCACCAGTGGCGCGGAATGGACTTCCGCGCCCAGGCTGACGCCATCAAAAAACTGACCGAACAGTACAACGTGACCTATATCGGTATCGACTCAACCGGCGTTGGTCACGGGGTTTACGAGAACGTGAAAGCGTTTTTTCCTGCCGTCCGGGAGTTTGTCTACAACCCCAACGTTAAAAACGCTCTGGTACTCAAGGCCTACGATATTATCAGCCACCGCCGTCTGGAGTTTGACGCCGGACACACCGACATAGCGCAGTCCTTTATGGCAATCCGTCGCGCCACCACCGCCAGTGGCAACCGCCCGACCTATGAAGCCAGCCGCAGCGAAGAAGCCAGCCACGCCGATCTGGCCTGGGCAACGATGCACGCACTGTTTAACGAACCGCTGCAGGGCGAATCCGCCAATACCAGCAATATTGTGGAGATTTTTTGATGGAAAAGAGTAAGAAGAACCGCGCTGCGGCGACGAAACAGATCCAGCTTAAAAGTCAAACTACAGCCGAAGCATTCAGCTTCGGCGATCCCGTTCCTGTTCTGGACCGCCGAGAACTGCTGGATTATGTGGAATGCGTACAGATGGACCGCTGGTATGAGCCGCCCGTCAGCTTTGACGGACTGGCGCGCACCTTCCGCGCTGCCGTTCATCATAGTTCCCCGATTGCAGTAAAGTGCAACATTCTGACCAGCACCTACATCCCTCACCCGCTGCTCAGCCAGCAGGCTTTTTCGCGTTTTGTGCAGGACTATCTGGTATTTGGTAACGCCTACCTGGAGAAACGCACGAACCGCTTCGGTGAAGTTATCGCCCTTGAACCTGCCTTGGCAAAATACACCCGACGCGGGTTAGACCTGGATACCTACTGGTTTGTGCAATACGGTATGACCACGCAGCCATATCAGTTCACGAAAGGCAGCATCTTTCATCTGATGGAACCGGACATCAACCAGGAGATCTACGGCCTGCCCGGTTATCTTTCTGCCATTCCGTCAACTCTGCTCAACGAGTCCGCCACGCTGTTCCGCCGCAAGTATTACATTAACGGCAGTCATGCAGGCTTCATCATGTACATGACCGATGCTGCGCAGAACCAGGAGGATGTGAACAACCTCCGCAATGCGATGAAAAGCGCCAAAGGTCCTGGTAACTTCCGTAACCTGTTTATGTACTCGCCTAACGGTAAAAAGGACGGGCTTCAGATTATCCCGTTGTCAGAAGTCGCAGCGAAGGATGAATTTCTGAACATCAAGAACGTCAGCCGTGATGACATGATGGCGGCGCACCGTGTGCCGCCGCAAATGATGGGGATTATGCCGAATAATGTTGGAGGGTTTGGGGATGTGGAGAAGGCCAGCCGCGTTTTTGTGCGAAATGAGTTAATTCCTTTACAAAAGCGACTTGAAGAATTTAACGAATGGTTAAATGAACCAATAATATCTTTTGACCCCTACCAGTTGAACGCTGAATAGATTATCCCTGTCTAACCAGTCAAGCATCGCCTGTGTGCGACTGGTTAAAATCTACGCCTAAATCCTAGTTTCTCACCCGGTGTCATTGCCCTACCGACCGCTCCTTCTAATAAATGAGTGTTGTTCTGTAAATGCTCGCGAGCCCACGGCTGCAAATTGAAAGCGAATCCGTCAATCATACTGCCCACGTTTGCAGCTCTATAGGTTATGCGCTTAGCAACCAACCCCCCCATAACACCATCTTCAGGACCACACATTAGTGAGTTTTCGCCATCAATTATATAAGACCAGAGGTATCCCTTCTCCTCAGGAGTTAGCTTCTCCAAATAAGAGATACGTACTTTGTGCCTTTGTCTATCGCCATATAGGTCATGAAAAAACTGATATACTCTTGCAACTAAAAAAGAGACAGCCAGTAAAAATGCTGGTCCTATGAAATTTCTATATTCTTTACGGAAACCATCAACCGCAACTTTAGAAGCTAAAGATTCTGGCAAAAAAAGGATCAAACTTAAACCACATGTAATAGCTACAAGAAGTGCCGTTGGAATCTTTCTAAAAAAATCCAATAATCCAGTAATAGCATCCATTTATTTACACCTCAATATGCTCAAAAAACCGCGTCAAATTCTACCTCATAACCTTACTAAAAACACCGTATCCCCATCAGCGCGCGCTCGTATCCCCGCCACGCCTGCCCGCTTTATGTAGTGGTTTTCATGCACCTGCATGTTCTACGTAAAAGCCCGCTAGTTCTGGCGAGCCTTAGCAAAAACGATCCTTAAACGATCATGCGATTTCATGCAGCATAGTCATGCACTGTCTAAGAGAAGTGAAAGTCCCTGAATGACCACTTGAAAAACGAAACATACAGACTTACAAAGATGAAGCTCTACTGTGAGCGAGGAACATACATAGTTGCTCTGTAATAGCCAAATTTTAAGCAGGAAATCTCTTTTTTATGACAAAACTATAAAGAAAAACAGACCGTTTCATCGCTCGATGAAAATATACTACAATACTTTTCTCTCGATGGTATTTTTAATGGTCAACATATCTTTAGGAATACTTTTTTTCCCCTCTATACGTATGGTAAACACAAAAAGAATAACTGCTGATCTCACAATTTTCATGAGTTGTAAGAGCTGTTTCTCAAACTTTTCTTTCTCAATAAATCTCACCTCATCAAAAAATCCATAAGAATTATATAAATCAACTAACATGTCTTTCTCGTGAATAACTAACAGTTTATGTTCTAAATCATTCCTCCATTCTTTAAAAAAAGCAAGCTCACCATTTTTATCATTCAAATCCATAGCAATACTAAACAAACCCAGCAATCCTTTATTATTTATTTTGTTTATTTTAAGCTTTCTTTTTTCATCACTAATCCGCCAGAAGTTATGAAAGTATATATGTCCTCTATCTGGTTTTAAATCAAATAATTGACACAGAGCAACTGCTATTTTATCCAAGATACCAAAGCAAGCTCTAAATGCAACCCTTAACTTCTCAACATTTTCATACAATATTTCTCCATTATACAATTCAGAATAACATACCTCCGAATCCTCATCAAAAAACTCACTATCAACCTTATATTCAAAAAACATTTTTCGTGCTAAGGAATACTCAGCTTTAAGTCTATTTAACACCATTTCCATTGGCACTATAAAATCACCAAACACACCTTCCTCGGTGGTAGCAATAGTTATATTATCTTTAGATGACGCATAACAATTGCAATATAGCGAATGATCAGACAACATTAGATTATTATCTATACAAAACCTCTGGTAGTTTGATAAAGTATCATACTCCTCCTGCGTGAGCCTTTCATCTGTACTTATATCCTCTATGCCATATACACATGATTCACTCAATATACTTTCGTTGTACTTTATTTTTCTTTGAAGAGCAACCTTCCATGAAGGAAAACATTTCCCTGACTTTATTGCACACTCATAACCTCGAATAACTTCTTTAATCATTTTATATGTATATGTTGTAGATAATTCATTAAGCAATTCTAATGCCTCAGATCTGTTTACCCACGCCTGAGGAATTGAGTTATCAATAGATATTGCTTGTTCATAATAATCCATTGATTCAGATATACGATATTGTTTTTTTAATACATTAGCTAGATTAACTATTAAATCAGGGGGCACCCATCCATCTTCTTGTGAAAGTTTAAACGCTTTCCAGTAATTATTTTTTACATCATTCAGCTTAATGAAACTATCAATATCTGCATTGTCATTAGGATTAAAATCAAGAACTGCGCTCATTCCATTTGCCAAGTTATAGTAATATAAGGATTCTTTCATTATAGTCAGAAATTCATTTTTATTGTTTATAAAGATATTTAAGCCTTCCTCCGCTATATTTTTTACATTACTAAAACTTCCGATATCAATAAGATTTCCGGCCAAATTAGATAATATAATTATTCTATTTTCTTTGATTGTATTTATCTCATCGATACCGTTAAGAATATCCTTTACATTTTTATAGGCAGAATCAAATGAACCTGCATTAATAAGATCATCTACGAACCCCATTTTTGAAACAACATAGTTGATATCCATTCAATCCTCTTTAAACTAAGCTAATAATACCAATCATTATATGGATGAGATCAATATAGAACATGCCATCTCCGGCAAAAATCGTACTACATCAGACCAGTGCCCTTCAAATAATATAAATTGAACTTAGATACTTCTGCTTCAACCAGTGTGTTAAATCCATCGCTTGAACTCAGAACAAAAAGCGGACGATCACTTATCAAAATGGCCGTCCACCTAACGCCTCGTTTCACTCGTTGCCCAAAATAGTCCCCCATCAGAATGAATCCTCTTGGGGGCAACGTTTCTTAATGCAGCCAGCTGTCGTCTTCCCACACCTTCTGCATAATTTTCATCACTTGCTTCCTTTCTTCGTCCAGTTGCAGTCCGATCAGTTCCACACCGTTAGAGCTACCTTTGCGAATGCGAATTACCGTTTTGGGATACAGGGGGCGCAGATTGCGGTAAAGCTCGGATTCAAGGGCGTCCAGGGTAGACTGGCTAATCTTCTGCTCTTTATCGATCATTATTTCAATGCGCATAAAAGTCACCTCAGCTGATGACATCCATTGAGCGGTTGTATTCGTGGGTTCTGATTTTTGCCATGAGTTCATCTGTCAGTTCAGAAACCCACTGCAGGGCCAGCCCCTTCTCTTCATCACTACACTCACTAGCCGCTACAAGCTTAAGAAAAAAATCAATGCGCTGGAGCTTCAAAGACTCCAAAAAATAGTCCTGCATCTTTCCTCCTATGACACCACAAGCAATACTGTACGCATAACCACTGTTTATATTTACAGTATATAATAATCTTACTGATGTAAAACGTTTTTTTACGTTCATCAGCCTGATATACCTGGTATTATTAAGAGCACGAATTGTTAACCCGCGTAATTAATACAGGTTCCGCCACTTATCATCTTCCCGCAAACGCTGGTTCCGATAGAAGATACGCAGGCCTGCTCCTGACGGAATACTGCCGCCGCGAAGGAGTAAATCGACCTCTTTCTCGCTACCATCAAATCCTCTGGACTTCAGCTCATAGACGAGCTGCAGTCGCTGATGGTCTGTAATTCGCTGTTTGTAGTCTTTACGCCGTATCGGTTTAACCAGGCGTAGCCTTTCTGCCAGTTCCCGGCGCTCTTTTTTGCTCATACTGTGCAGGAAATCGTGCAACTCCTTGTCATCCATGCTGATAATATCCGTTCTGGGGTCCCCATCTGCTGATTTATCTTTCTCCTGTTGGTTCAAATTTTCAGCAAGGGGACAGTTATTGCCACGAGTCCGAGTCCAAGGGGCGCAAGCGCCCTGGTCGGCTGCCGCCTCCTGAACGTCAACGGCCTTACGAACCATTTTCCACTTCACGGCATGAGTGCAGATCTTGCCCTCTGCAATGGGTGACCAGATGCCATAAATACGAATGCCGTGATCGCCATAGGCGGTCGGCTCTTCGTTAATTTCATAAGCTGTTCTGATAAGGTGATATTTGCGGGGAACCAGTACGCCGCCCTGCTTCATGATGTAGGTGGCAAAACAACCAGCATCAGCAGCAGCCAGGATGGCATCAAGGCGCGGGTTATCCAGTACCGGCGCACCTGCTTTTTTGTCGCCCTGTTGCCTTGCCGCCTGACCAGCCAGCAATCGCAGTTCACGGTAAGCCTGACGCCCCGGAATGCCAAAGAAGCGGAATTGCTGAACACGATGCAGAGACGCCCAGGCATTAACGTATTCAGCGTTATCACGCAGGGATTTACCCGTTTCCTTGCTGATCTCGCCAGCCAGACCACGCCCGTCAATGTTCTTACTGATGTATTTCGCGATGTAGCTTGTTGGCGTACCTTTGCGCGGGTTTATCAGCTCAGACTTAAAGCGTGGTCCCGTGTTATTACCCAGCTCCTCGCGGTCTTCACGAATGGCAAACTTACGCAACAAAGCAGTAATGGCGCGGCGATCTTTTTTGCGCATAAAACACAACAGGTGCCAGTGAACTGTACCGTCATGATGCGGCTCAGCCACCCGCACGCCATACCAGCGCAATCCGGCTTTGTGCATCGCCTTACGAAATGCAGCAAACATGCCGACCAGATAATCACTGCTTTGTCTTACCGTCGCGTTTGTCCAGGTCGGGTTGGGTCTGCCGTTGTTGAGCGTGGAATGGAAACGTGACGGACAGGTGATGGTGTAGAAAACGGCGCAGTCACCGCGCATTTCCGCGATAAGCTCCAGACCTTTAACACAGGCCATCATCTCATTGCGGCGATGCGCAGGGTTGCTGCTGCTGGCGTTTACCACATCCTCCATGTCCAGCGTGTCGCCGTCTTCGTTCACCAGTTCATGAGAACGGAAAAACTCCAGCGACTTACGGCGCTGCTCACGTTTATGCATCACGGCTTCATAGCTGACATAGGGAGATGCTTTTTTGCTGACCAGGCAAACAGCACGCAACTGCTCTTCCCGCCATTCGCAACGCATCTTCCATAATTTCCGGTACCACCAGTCGGCGCACAACATACGCGCCAGCGAACCCGGAATGAGTTCATAGGGCACGGGTTTACGGCGGTTTCTTTTCCGGCGGAGTTGCTCAAACGCAGGCGGTATGACATCCAGTCGCAGGGTTTCCGCAGCCACCTTTTCCCATGTCTTGCGGATTTCTTCTGGCTTAACATCATCGGTGGCGTACAAATCACCACAAGCGGCATCAAGACACATGCTCATATGCGCAGCGACAAGAGTAGACAGGCGTTTCACCTGATCCTGACTCATTTCAGGCAAGTTCAGCAGGCCGTCCAGCCCTTCATGGCTTGCCATAAAGCGAAAAGAAGTGGATAGCTGACTCTCGCGTACATGCTCCAGTCGTTCCAGACATGGCTTAATCGTCTCACGCAAATAGCGGGAATAAGCCTTTGGCCTGCCCAGGCTGCTGAAGTATTCAATACGTTGCATCAGCGGCTTGCTGATATGGGAAGGCTGGGCGTTAACGTCCGCCAGTATGACCATGTCCGGATTAAAACGCTGCTGCTCATGCGCCAGCTTTGCCCGGCTAATGAGCTTATCCTGCTCCATTTCGCGTTGGACAGGATCACGGGATTCATTAAAGAAATAACGCTCCCAGACCTGATCACTCAGTGCCTCGAGGCGCAGTTGTTCCTGCTCGTTATCGGCAGCGTACAGAGTGATCAGGTTTGAAAGCGCAGAAACCGGCGCAACTTCCGCCGGGTCCAGATAAGGGTTAATGGCTTTCTTAGGTAAATTCCACGAATAAGCCCCGGCAGAATTCTCAATGCTACCGGAAGTTACACTGACAAATGGATCGGCAAGACGGCCTGTGCTGATCTCTGTCACTCACAGACTCCTGCATATACACTGCTGCACACCGCTTTATCATTCATGCCTGCCAGCAGGTCAAACTGCATACCGCCCCGAGTCGTTAAGGCCCAGTCCCGATAAGTTTCAATGCCATAAGCATCAACAGTTATGACTTCGATCCGTTTTTCAGCACGGCGCGGATCATGCGTGGATGGAAAGAACGTTGAATTGCCACGTCTTGAACATTCCGCAACCAGTCTTTCCCACTCAGCCACTCGGCGGATTTCTTCTGGCCAGCGTTGGAAAATCTCTCCAAGTTCTGACTTGCGAGCATGAATGCATGGCATACAACCGACACGACTGCATCCCTGCATATAAAGGGGGTTAGGCTTAATGCCATGACGTTTGGCAATAGCAAACACATCCTCATGCAGCCAATTAAGGATCGGACGATAAACATGCAGCCCCAGAGTATTGTCTGCATCGTCCTCCCACTCAGGCAACAATGCACGTTCCGGTGATTCCTGCCCCCGGACTCCTTGCCAGCTGATTACCTCATCGTATTCATCCAGAGCTGGATCGATTACCTGTGTACGTATTGGTTCATGTTTCAGTTCAAAAGTGCAGAAACGAGCTTTTGTTGAAGGGAAGCGACCTTTCCACATGCACAAATCAAGAAACGGAACGCCGGTTGGTTTAAGGATTTCCAGTGCCCGGTAAATACGTTCCTCAGCCTCATCTGTCGACATACCACATTCCTCAACGAGAGAAATGGGCCACTTTTCCGCAATGAATTTACGTTTCCCTTCTATCTGGCGTGTGAAATCCGCTTTGACGCGAATAATCTTGCCCAGCTTTGATTCCAGATAATCCAGATATTCTATTGTCTGTGGATGTTCATGACCCGTATCGGCAAATACAGAAATATGCGGAACATCGTTTTCAATGGCTCTTAGCCATTGAGCGAGACTATCTTTGCCACCAGAAGTAGTGATGACGTTAATGGTGCCTGAGGCAAAGCAACGCGGATCGATAGCATTCATGCGCGTACCTCAACGGTACGGTCAGAGCCGCTGGCAAAATCGACACCAAACCACCCAGCTGATTTGGTGGCAATGATTTCTGTTGCAGATTTACTCTCGCCAGCTGACACGCCAATGCTGCGTTTTGCCTTGATGTAGTGGTGAGTGAAATTGCGATACAGCGAACGGATCAGGGATGTGTCACTGTTAGAAACAATGACCGGATGTCCTTCTGATGACCGATGTTCAAGAACGGATGCCAGGTGATACTGGTCATCTTCAGTGAAGCCGTCAGTGTGATAACCGGAAAACGTACCGTCATAAGGCGGATCGCAATACACAACATCCCCCGCGTGCAACATTGCCAGCGTTTCATCGAAGCTGGCGCAGATAAATGTTGCCCGCTGGGCTTTTTCTGCAAATGCACGAATTTCTTTTTCAGGGAAATACGGATTTTTATAATTACCGTAGGGAATGTTGAAATGCCCGCTCTTGTTATAGCGACATAAACCACGGTAACCGTGACGATTGAGATACAGGAAATATACTGCTTTCATGAAATCAGTAATTTCAGTTGAGTAATTAAACTCCTGCCTTATGTTGTAATAAGCCATCTCCCTATTTGCGTTCTCAAATAAAACTCTGGCGCGAGATATAAACGCCTCGCAATCAGCAGCAACCTTTTTATAGAGGTTGATTAAATCAGGATTAATATCCGCAACAAGATAGCTGGGGTAATCCGTCTCCATCATCACTGCACAGGAACCCGCGAAAGGTTCAACCAGTCGCGGGCCAGCAGGAAGGTATTTTTTCAGTTCTGGCATAATGCCGGTTTTATTTCCCGCCCATTTCAGGATGGTGCTCATACAGCACCTCCGTTGTAATGTTTGCCTTTCAGCTCTGCGATTTCCTGGCAGGTAATGCAAAGCTGCACTCCCGGAATGGCGCGGCGTCGTGCTGGCGGAATTGGCGCTTCACATTCAATACAAAGCACGCGAGACACGCCCGGTGTTTTGGCACGGGCAGCACGAATATGGCGCTGGAGTTCTTCTTCAACGCGCTGCTGTACGAGATCCATTGCATCAGCCATTAGTGGATCTCCTGCGCTTCGTTCTGGATTGCTTCAGCAGTTACACGCAGCAGTTCTGCCGCTTCGACGTGGTTTAGCTGGCGGGATGTGATATGACACGCCAGGCTATCAAGGCGAGCTGCCATTGCCTCAGCCCTTGCCCGGCGTTCTTCCAGACGAGCCTCTGTCAGTAAAATATTAAGCCCTGCGTCATCCGGTCCGGTTTTAGTCGTGAGGGTTTCAATATTACGCATAATCAATTCTCCTGAATTTAGATAAAGGGATGCCCGGCGGGTTTACGCCATTAATTTCATCAGTTGGTTAATTCGGCATGGTTAGCCGTCTGGGAAATAAGCTCACCACTGCACGAAAATGATTCATTGCTTTAATCAACTCCCGCTTTTCGTCAGTGGTCAGCTCATTAATGCTGATGCTATGACGTTCAGCCGGAATTTTTGCCATAAAGAATATGGCTGCCAGTGCCCGTTTATTTTGTTCGTTATTGATATCCCGTGGATCACGCATATCTTTAATAAACCGCTCAAGCTCTGACTCAATATTCAGGCCAAAAACTTTCGCCCTTAACTCCGCAATGTGATTAAGTCCATTCAGGCGTTCACCGGGGCTTAATGGAACAGTCGCCGCAGCGCCTTCAATAGCCATTTGTTCCCCCGTTTTTTCGTTGATAGTTCTGCCAGCAATTCATCTTGTGAACGGCACGGATGCCAGCGTTTACCATCCTTACCCATTATCCAGCCGTGACCGTAGTGCATTGCCGGACTTTGTTTTACCAGCAGCGATGCAAATGATGGTTCTTTCGTCAGCATAAGCACCTCACAGCAAACCGAATGAAGCACCGAGGCCTGTCACGGTATCAACTGCACTCGCCATCGCAGGATTAGCCTGTAAACGGGCCTGCAATGAAACAGCAGCCAGCGCCATCAGTCGTGTTACAGAGTTAATGCTGCTGATAGCATCACGACGACCGGCACTAGTTTTTACATCACCAGATACCGCACCTGCTGCAACACGCCCGATCTCTGCAGTTGCGCTCATGACGTAATGCGGCAGTTTCTCTTTTGCAACCTCATTAATCGGTACACATGGCAGGCAGTGAATCTGTGCCAGAAAACCATCTACCAGCGTTGAATCTTCAGTCAGATCGGTAAGCAGCCAGATTTCTGGTGCGGTTAATAAATGAGGTTGAGATGGGTTCAGCTTGTTCCGCAGAATCTGCACATTCATGCCAGCACGTTCTGCCAGTTGCACCAGGTTGTGGCGCAATGCGAATGCACGACAGGCTTCATCAAAATGTGGATGTTTGGAAACTTGGTAATCAAACATGGTCGACACCCCTGATGTATCCCAAAATGGAACTAGTTGAATACAACATTGCAATCAGTCAGTGCATCAACGGTAAGAGCAGCAAGGTTGATCATTACCTTTTCTCTTTTCTTGTCTTTCCGGAGACGATGCCGAGGGATGCGACCATCAGCCAGCATATCGTTGATTGTGTCGATCGAAAGACCAGTAAGTTCGCTATAACGCTCAATTGTGACGTGTGGCGTATTCAGAGTTATTGAAATGTTAGGGGTCATGATGCAACATCTCCTATTGTCTTGTGATAAGCAGGTTTTAATCGTGACTTCAACTTCACAAATCGGAGAATAGGATCACAAAACGGATATGTCAACACACAAAATCACATTTCGCCATGTTGATGATGCAATGAAAACTGTAATCATGCAGAATCGTGGAGGGCAACAGGTCATTGACCGAATTTTGAAAGCTTATGGCTTCACTTCACGTCAAGCATTCTGTAACCACTTAGGGATATCCCAAAGCACAATGGCGAACAGATATGCTCGTGATACCTTCCCTGCCGACTGGGTCATAATCTGCAGCATGGAAACTGGCGTGTCGGTTGAATGGTTGGCATTTGGTACCGATAACACAGTAGAGGCTGTCACACATAATACAGAACAGAACCACCATAAAGATGGTAAGGAGATTCATTCTCTCACTTTAGACACAAAATCCCCAAATGAGAACAATACTCACCGAAAGAACGAGAGCCTCATTGAGGTTAATCAAGGAGGAAAAGCGGCAATCGAGCGAATAGTTATCGCCTATGGATTTAAGACAAGGCAAGCTCTAGCGGATCACATTGGTGTTTCAAAAAGCACATTAGCCAATCGTTACATGAGAGATACCTTTCCAGCTGATTGGATCATCCAGTGCGCACTTGAAACCGGAGCTTCATTAATGTGGCTAACAACCGGTAATGGTCCTGTCTTTGAAGACGCTAAGAGCGATATTATTGCTATCACACGGAAAAAAGTTATAAATGGTATGTTGTTTGATACAAATTATCTCCCTTTTGATAAAACCATGTTACCCAGCAAGGTGAAAAACCCCATATCTATAGTAGATGAAGGAAATGTATATCTTGCAGACAAAGCATTTGATGAAGTAACCGATGGAAAATGGTTAGTTGAAATCGAAGGAAAATTTAGTGTTAGAGATCTAACCAGAATTCCAATTGCAAAAGTAAAAGTATCTAATGAAAGTACAACTTTTGAATGTCTATTAGCGGATATTAATGTAATAGCAAAATGTTTTGGTATATATAAGGATATTTAAATGACAGACCTTCCTAACAATGAAGAGATGCTTCTTTATGCCAAAAGGAACCTTGAGTTTTTCATTAAAACATTCTACTTACACTTTTATTCTGACATTGAGTTATTGCAAGCCCCAGCTCAACCTGAAACAGAAGAACAACGACTGAAACGCTTAATATCCGAAAAAGAGAGTTTCTTTCAATCTGGCTTGGTAATACTCTTTAATTCTGCTGAAATATATCTAAAGTCTATAATTGCTGAGCATAGTGTTTATTTACTTTTAAAAGAAGTAAAAGACTGCTATAAAAACAAATCATTTTTCGAATGTTCAACATTAGACGCAACCGAGCTACATAGAATAGCACAAAGTATCAGTGGGCGAAATCTTTCACCGCGCTTTAATGAAATTTATGATATTTTGCGCAAAGAAAGAAATAAAGTAATTCACTTAGGTAAAAGTAATAATAAAGAAATACGTAAAGACTTTTTAAGTGCATTTCTAATTTTTCGAGAGGAGATATATCAAGAGCCTCTTAATAACCTGGTTCATTGCTTGATAAATGATAAAAACATGCCTGAACAAAAATTAGTCGAGGCAAAGAAAAACTATGCAGCAAGCATTATAGACATGATGAAAACATTTTTTCCTTTAGATGATATTTTAGCCAACATATATAAGATTGATGGAAAACCGAAAAATTGGAATGTTTGTACTAATTGTCAAACTCCGGGGAAAACACTCGCCGTCATATCTAAAACTAAATCAATTTGCTTATCATGTGATTTTAAAATAGGATTGTAAACATGGAAAACTTAAAATACATACCTTTTAATCAAGTAGATTTTTCTGATGTTTTTTTTGACTCTTTAAAATCCGATTATGCTCATGGGTTTATTGATTGGTTCCATTCTAAATGTAAATCAAATGATTATGCATATGTCCTTTATGATGAACAAAATAAAATTGATGGTTTTTTGTATCTAAAAACAGAAGTAGGTATCATTGAAGATACAAAACCAAATATTCCTGATGGTATTCATCTAAAAGTTGGAACATTTAAATTTAATCCAAAAGGAACTCTTCGCGGTCAACGATTTTTAAAAAAAATATTCGATCACGCTCTAGATAATAATGCTAACAATATATATGTGACTGTTTTTGAAAAACATGACTACTTAATTAGACTATTCAAAATCTATGGCTTTATAGATGTTGGAGTAAAAGAATCTGAAAATGGTGTAGAGCGAGTACTAATAAAAGAAATGAATAGTAATGCTCTTACGGGCGATATACTGTCAGATTATCCATTTATTAATGACAGAGGCAGTGAAAATAAATTCTTGCTTTCAATATACCCCGTATTTCATACTCGTTTATTCCCTGACTCAAAATTAATTACAGAGTCACCAGACGTTGTTGCTGATGTATCATATGCAAATAGCATTAGAAAAGTATATATTTGTGGCATGTCAGATGTTGAATTAATGAAGCCAAACGATATAATCGTTATATACCGAACATCCGATAATCAAGGACCTGCATATTACCGTTCTGTTGCTACTTCTTTATGTGTAGTAGAAAAAGTTAGAAATATAAACTCTTTCGTTACAGAGAAAGAATTTCTAAATTACTGTTCTAGATATTCTGTTTTTACAGAATCTGAGCTTAAAAGTTTTTATAGAACAAAAAAATACCCATATATTATAAGCTTTACATATAACCTTGCTTTGCCCAAAAGACTAAATCGTGCTAAACTTATTTCTGAAGTAGGATTATCCCCGCGAGCTTACTGGGGGATCATGAAGTTAACAAACGAACAGTTTAATAGCATTATTAAACTTGGTGGCGTCAATGAAAGTATTATTGTCAATTAACCCAGAGCATGTAGAAAAAATCCTTAATGGAACAAAGAAATTTGAATTCCGAAAAGGAATTTTCAAAAAACCGGATGTAAAATCTGTGGTTATTTATTCAACAATGCCTGTCGGTAAAGTTGTTGCTGAATTTGACATTGCAGATGTTATAGAAGACAAGCCAAGTATTGTATGGGAAAAAACAAGCCAATACGCAGGTATCAGCAAACAATTTTTTGACTCATATTTTCATAGCAAAGAAAAAGCCTTTGCTATAGAAATTGGCAATCTAAAAATCTATGATCAACCGCTTCATCTAAGTTCATTAGGTGATAACATAACGGCCCCGCAATCATATCGGTACTTATGATGTATGTAACCTCAAGCATCATACATTGACACTGGTTATATATACAGTAAGAATGCTCTCCACTGGAGGGCATTTTTTATGGCAGTACGAAAACTCACCACAGGAAAATGGCTTTGCGAATGTTACCCCGCCGGACGTAGTGGACGTCGTGTGCGTAAACAATTCTCCACCAAAGGCGAAGCTCTGGCTTTTGAGCGTCACACGATGGAAGAAACCGAAGCAAAGCCCTGGCTGGGTGAATCAATGGATCGTCGAACACTGAAAGACGTGGTTGAGCTATGGTTCAAACTACATGGTAAATCACTGACTGCTGGGCAGCATGTCTATGACAAATTGCTGTTGATGGTTGACGCTCTGGGCAATCCCCTTGCAACTGATCTCACCTCTAAAATGTTTGCCCACTATCGAGATAAACGCCTGACAGGTGAGATCTACTTCAGCGAGAAATGGAAGAAAGGAGCAAGCCCGGTCACTATTAACCTGGAGCAAAGCTATCTAAGTAGTGTCTTTAGCGAACTATCCCGCCTGGGCGAATGGTCGTATCCGAACCCACTGGAGAACATGCGAAAATTCACCATCGCAGAAAAAGAGATGGCATGGCTTACCCATGAGCAGATTGTTGAATTGCTGGCTGATTGCAAATGTCAGAACCCAATTCTGGCACTGGTAGTTAAGATATGCTTAAGCACAGGCGCACGCTGGCGTGAAGCCGTAAATCTTACCCGCTCACAGGTGACCAAATACCGAATTACCTTTGTAAGAACGAAGGGGAAGAAAAACAGAAGCATCCCTATCAGTAAAGAGCTTTACGAAGAGATCATGGCGCTTGATGGGTTCAATTTCTTCACAGACTGCTATTTTCAATTTTTATCCGTGATGGAAAAAACGTCTATCGTGCTCCCTCGCGGTCAACTGACACACGTTCTGCGCCATACGTTTGCGGCGCATTTCATGATGTCGGGTGGAAATATCCTTGCTTTGCAAAAAATCCTCGGACATCACGACATAAAAATGACCATGCGTTACGCACATCTGGCACCGGATCACCTGGAAACTGCATTACGGTTTAATCCGCTGGCAACACTACCAACATCAACAGCAACTGTTTGA